TTCTAATTTCATAATATTTTTTAGCACTAAAATCTAATCTGCCTTTAGTGCTTCCAGCAAATGCAAAATCAATAGCATGTGAATATCCATCATTGTGCATTTGATGTTGAGATTTTAATTTTATACCATCACATTTTGTTATTATTCCTGTTTTTTGTCCCCATTTATTAATAAATTTAGTTCTACCATAAGAATAATATTCCATTTGTGTTTCAAGAGTTCTTAATCCTTCAGTTATTACAATATCATAAGGAGAGATATTTAATAGCTCAGTTACAAATTTAACTAAATTTGGATGAACTTTTTCCAATCTTTTTAAACTTAAAGGTCCAAATTTAAATTTTGTTTCTACTATTTCCATTTTAACACCCCTATTTTTTTATTTTATTTATAACTATTTTTTGTTTTGTTTCTTTTTTATTTTCTTTTTTATATTTCATTCTTTCATCTAGATTATTATTTTTGAATAATAAGTTTTCTTTGTAAGAATTAGTTATATCAGTTCTATTTTCTAAATTTATAAAATTCAAAAAATCTAAATCTCCTCTAGCTTTTGCTAAATAATAATTTAATTGATTTGCATAATTGTAATAAACTCTTATAAATTCTTTCATTCTATATAATGGAGAATCTTTTTTTAAAGTTGTATTTCCAATTATTTTATTAATATAAATTTTTTCCCAAGTTTTTTGTATAGCTTCTTTTATTGTTTCTAAATCGTCACCTGTTAATTCTAATCCCAAAGCATAAATACAATCTTCTTTTATGTCTTTTGGTAATCTATCCCAAGTATTATTTAAATCTTTTTTAATTTCATCTATTTCTTTTTTATCTCTGATTATATGTGAAGAATAAATATCGCTTTTGAAATAATTGAAGAAAAACGGAATTCTAAAATTTTCTTTTGATTCAGCTACAAATGTTGCAACTAATCTTCTTGAAAAATCTGTTGTACTTTGATTATATTGTGTATTTACAAATTTTACATTTTTAAGTACAAAATCACCATATGGATCTTCATTTCTTTTTTGTACACAATAAAAATCTAAACTATCAAGTTCTTCTAATGTTTGCTTATATGGTTTATTTGGATTATCATTATTAATAAATAAAATTGATTGTAAAGGATACCCTTCTAACACTTCAAAAACCATCACTCCAGAAATTATTTGATTTGAACTTGAATACCCCATATTATGTTTAAAACCTATATGAAAGAATGGTTCTGTTTGTCTTGAACTATCTATTTTTAACATAGATAACATTGGTCTGTGAATATTAGTCATTCCTTTTTTATAAAAAAATACATTTAAATCTACTAAACTATTTTTTGTTACTACAAAATCCATATTCCCCCTAAAAAAAATAAAGCTCCCATTTCAGAGAGCATTTTATCCAACGATATAGTTGTTATTAAATAGTGCTACCTGGATTTAATTCACTTTCGTTGCTTACTTTTTCTAATTTTATAGGAGTGACAGCTACAGCTACAAAACTATATTGTTCTCCCATTGTTGCAGAACCACCAATTGAATACCCAGATGAAGTAAATTTAACTCCAACAATTGATTTACTATATACCAATTTACTAATTGGATGTGTTATAAATAATTTTATTTGACAAGGTGGTAATTCATCCAAATGTTTTAATCTGTCAAGTTCACTAAGTTCTATAATTCCGTCTGTATCTAAATTTAATTTAGAGCCTTCTATTGGTGAATAATTTTTAAGTTCTTTTCTTACTCTTTCTCCAATAGACTCATTAAATACAACAGCAGTTATATGCCCAGATATTCTTTTAAATCCATGAGTTAAACCTCTTGGGTCTGGATCTCCAAAAGTATATCTAGGTTCTTTTTCAGTTGAAGTGAAAACTTGTAGACTAACTATTGTTGTTAAAGGTATTTGATAGTATTTTCTTTTTCCTTTTTCTTCCATAACTATTGTTAAGAATAATTTGCAATCTTTACCAGTTCCAACAGCATAATTATATATTTGTTTTTTTATTTCTACTGATTGTTGAGTCATTAAGGATTAACACCTCCATCCCAAGAATAATATTCTTCATCGCCAATATCTGTTTCAGTTGCACCATCTACCATATTTAAATCTTCTATACTTTTAGCTAAAAAAGCATATTGTTCTCTTACAGATAGTTGATTGACACCTATTCCAGATTGCCCTTGAGAAAATCTTAATCCTTGTATTTGTTTTTGGATTTTTTTATTTGGATTGTTGTCTTTTACTCCTAACATTATTATGTCAAAGTTTGGAAAATCATTAACTGATTCTATATCAGCTAAAGAATATTTAGGAGTATAATCTTTTCCATTAGCATCGTAATTTACTTCTACTTGTTTAATTCCAGCTTTTCTAAGAACAGATTTAACTTCATTTACAAATCCTTCTTTTAAAACTTCAAAAACTAATGAACCTCTAATTATTCTAGAACCTCTCGCTATTCCACCAGCTCCACTTAATCCAATAACTGGCACTGGTTCTATTGCATATTGTTCTATATAAGAAAAAGAAGAAGCTTGTCCAAGTTCAACTAATTCAAACTTAATCACTTGATTGTATTCGTTATATTTTGTAGGTACTTTCATAAAAAACTTTAATTCTGTACCATTAAATGTATCAAATTCTTTAGATTTATTTTTATAATTATGAAAATTATCTTTATTCAAAGGCATTAGTTTATTTTCACCTCTCTCCAAGGTTCAATAGAACCAAGTATTTGAACTTTAGTTGCAACATCATGCATAGGACTTCCAGCAGATATGCCAAAAGTTTCTGATAAAAATGTAACTTTATTGCATCTAAACATATAAGTTTTATTGGGTTCGTAAACTCCATCAGTTATATTGTCTGCTGTTCCATAAACAACTATATCTACTGGTGGTAAATCTTGCAAATCTATATAATCAGTTTCAAACAAATCTGTTGTTAAATTTTCAATTGGTCCACCAATTAATTCTTGATCTTCTTCTAAAATAGTAAAATCTTCTAAACCAAATCCATCTAAATCAGCTACTTTAAATTGTTTAATTTTACTATTATATTCTCTTATATCCTTAAACATAGAAAATATCATTCCTTGATCTAATTGAGTAAAAACAATTGTTCCATATGTGTTTCTTAAACCACTAGAATTTCCTACTGGATTTTTTCTTCCAGCTACTCTAACTTGTGATGTTTGTCTATTTGTTTCAGCTAGTATTTGTTGTAAATTTCCAATTTCATATCTAAATTTTTTTGTTTTTTTAATACCATTACTATCTTTTTTTGTTAATGGGATTTCTAAAAAAACTCTCAAACCAGAACCTTTACAAAGGATTTTTCCAAGTAACATATAATCTTTTTGTGACATTATTAATCATTCCCTTCATATTTTTCCCAGTCTGTTATTTTACCTATAGACATAAATGATGCAAAAGCAGAAATTTCAGTAGAATTAATAGCAACAGAACTTCCTTGTCCACTTAATGCTACACCTTCTAATACTTTTTTTCTAACTTCTATTTCATTATTTTCATTTTTGTTTTTTGCAATTAATATAATGTCAAATAAAGGCATTTGTCCCCAATTTATTTTAGTATGATCATTATGAAATTCCCACTTTTCCCATTCTAAATCTAATGATAGAAAAGGACTGTCATAAATTTCTGGAAATTTCATTTTATCTTTTCCATGATTTATTCCTTCAAGTATAACTTCTTTTAACTTTTCAAAAGAATCATGATGGAATACTTTAAAAGTCATTTGCCCTTCTGTGATTTCCATACCAGCGTATATATCTATAGCATCTATTGCTGTTAAATTAAATTTAGGAGTTGCACTATTACTTGTGCTCCAACCTATATCTTCTAAAAATCCTATATCATAATAAATTTTAGCGTATTTATCAGCTGGATTTTTAGTAAAGTATATTTTAGGAAATGCAAATTTACATTCAAATTCAGCACCACTAATAGTCGCTGAATAAAATTCATTATTATTTTTTGACATATTCACCTCTTAATCCATTATAGGAGCTGTATATTTTTACAGCTCCTAAATAAATTTACTATAATACTTTTACATTCATTCTGATGTTTTGTAAAGTTTCTATTTCTGTAATTGAAAAATCCATAAACATAGTTCTTTCTTTTACTCCATTTGGTTGAGTTAATCTTCCTAGTATTAAATTAACATTATAATTAGGCATTATAAATTCATTAACAGCTGGTTTAAATACTGTATCTTCCAATTCTGTTTTTATTAATGCTAATTCAGTTCCTTCATTTATTCTTTTACCTTTATAAGGCAATAAAATATCTTTAGAATCTTGTATAAGCTTATAAACAACATTTAATGTATCTATTTTTTGGAATACATTGTCATAACTAGTCATTAATTGTGATCTAGAAATAGAACCAACAGATTGAGCTTGTTCTTGTTGTAAAACGCAGAATTTTAAACTGTCAAGAAGTTGTAATTGTTTATCAGAGAATTTTAATTGGCATTCACCAGGGAATATTAGCCCAGCAGGCGATCTATCTACTCCTGCTTCTCTACAAATATTTGAATATTGTCTAGCTAAATAGTTTCCATTAAAATCTTTATTGTTTATGTTCATTATATATTTAGGATTTAATCCAGTTGAAATTTCAGAAGGAACAGATTCATTCAATGTTATTTCTACTGAATTTGTATCATTAATTACAACTTTTTTAACAGTTGTAGAATGAATTAATACATCTAATTTATTATGAGTATAAACTTCAACTTTATCTCCAATAGCAAATGAAGTTGTAGCTTTTTTTGTAATTACTTTATCGTTATTTATAGTAGCTATTTTTGCTTGAGGAAATCCGCTTAATCCTCCAAGTCCATCGTATTGGTTTACTCCAACAGGAACACTTAAAAATTTACCTAAATCTATTCTCTTACCTTTATTGTCAGTGATAGTAGATTGTTCTCTGATTTTTTCTTTTAATGTTTGACATCTTTCAACGTAAGCTTCTATATCTTTTTTAGACAAAGATTTTGGTGGAATAGGAGATAAAAAAGTATAACAAGGATTTTGAGTTGTAGTTATTTTTAAATTATGAATTAATGTTCTTCTTAAAATAGAAGCATCATCTGATAATTTTACAATGTTATATTCACTTATTACTTCAGTTTTAGTTCTTTCATCAGATTTAACATTAAATTTACCATCTTTTAATCTAACTATTGTTTCATCGTCAAGTTTAAGCATCATATCTTTTTTGATTTCTGCAATAAGTTTTCCAGATTCAACTTTTAATTCTATGTAATCTTTTAACTCTTCTGATTGTGAATTGATTGTGTATGTTTTAGAACCTGTTACACCAGTATAAGTTAATTCAGCATTAAATTTAAAATCTTTTGAACCGTCTTCTGTGATAACTTTTGCTGTTTCTCCATTAATTTTAACTTCAAATGTGTCATGAACTCCATCATCAGTTTCACCAGCTGAATTTGCACTTTTTGTTCCTTTTATTTCTAAATCAAATTTTTTATCAACTGTAATACCAGCAGTTGTGTTATAAGGAAATACTCCTTTTATAACTTTATCAAACTCTTCAAAAGAATTTTTAATTTCTTTTACTTGAACTTTATTTGGATCCAAAGCAACAGCGTTATCTAATGAAATTCCAGCTAAAATTATTTCTCTTGTTTGGAAGTTTTCCAAATTTTCAAAAGCAAAATCAAGAGCTTCGTACATATCAGTTAATGAATTAGGATCTGGTTCATCTCCGTTTCTTTTAACTATTCTAACAACAGCAATATTTGAACCATCAGGTATTAATCTTATTATATTTTTTATTTCTCTAGTTAAAACTAAAGAGTTGTTTTCAAGAGTTTCAATAGCTTCTTGAGCGGAAGATAACATTATAGGTTCATTTGGTTCTATAAATACTTCTTCAATTTCTCCATCTTCATCTCTTGTTTTCATTTTTTCTGGAAGAATACCAAAAATTGTATATACATCTTTTAGCTTTACTTCAGCTGGTTTTGATTGGTTAGTATCTTCTATATTTACATAAAAACCAGGAAGCATAGTATTTTTTTTATTATTTTTAGCCATTAATTTTTTTACCCCCTATGAGTCTAAAATTATTTATATTAATCAGCTTCAAAACTAGTCAATGAAAAGACATCTTTGTCAATGCTTAGAAATTTAGCTTTTTTTCTTTTATTATTTAAAATTTCGTCTGTAACATCTGAGTATATTGAATTTTCATTATCATTTTCAGTATCGTTAAAAGCTATTCTAAATGCTTCTAATAAATAATATTCATTGTATGAAGAAACTTCTTTTAACCTAAATTGATAATATATTTCTAATGTTTCTAAATCATCCTTATCTTTTTTAGGAATACTTTTTATATTAGAAATGCCAGATATTACTACAAAATTTGAAGTTATTTTTTTAGAATAAATATTTAATGTTCTTTCTAAAATATTTAAAATTTTAAATTGTTGTTTTAATGTTTTTGTTTTTAAAGTAAATATAAATTCGTTATCAGAGAAAAACATTTCCTCTCTTATTGGTATTTCTGTTTTTTTATTATCTCTTTCTTCTATTCTTATAGTTTTGCTAAACTTAGGACTAGAAGCCAAAATAACATTTTCTGATTGGAACATTCTTTTATTATCACTCTCTAATTGAGTATGATAACTTCTTCTATTAAGTCTTATAAAGATTTGCCCATTATCTTTATCTAATGATTGTGTTGTATCATTTGGCTTTATATCATCTCCTAAAATAATTTTAGGCATTGGATAATTTTCAATAGTAAAGGAAAATTCAAATAATGTTTGTATCTCATCAATTAGATCAATTAATATATCTGGTCTATTAAATGAAAATGTATTTTTGTACCGTTCAACCATTTTTTTTAAATTTTCTTTTTTATTAGCATCTATCTTCATTTTTTATCCCTCTAAATCCAAACCATCATCATGTAAATTTTTTAATTCTTCAAAATCTTCTAATTTAAATTTTTTAATAAAATTAATTTTTTTACCAACTATTTCGTAAAAAATAAAATCATGATCTCTGAATTGTTCTTTATTTATAACTTTATAAACAGATATTATAGTTTTTTCATCAGTATCCAATAAACATAAATAATCTTCAGTAGTTATTTCAGAATAAAATAATGGAAAATAAAATTTTCTTTTTTCATTAATAGTTGTATTTTTATCAGTTGTTTCAAATTGTTGATTATAAGCATTATTGATTTCATTTCTTATTTTTGAAGACAAAATAGCTTGTCTTTGTAATCCAGTCCCAAAGCATTTAGGACAATCTGGCTTTGGTTCAGAGTCTATTAATCTATTCTCATCATAACAATCACATTTTGTAGTTCCCTTCAATATAAGAACCTTGCTTCCAGTAAGAGATGCCTCTTTAAATTTTAAAGAATATTTGTTCTGCACAGAAAACACCACCTCTTTGTTCTAAATTTTTTCTATATGCTATTCCGTGTTTTTTATATAAAGAAGCATATAAATCTTTTTCAGTTACATCTATCATATTTTTAACTAATTGAGTAGATAAAACAGAACCATTTGCTCCACCATCAACACCAGTAGAAAAATTACCTAATTTCAAATTACTTCCAGCACTATTAATAGAACCATTATTTAAATCGCTATTAACTCCATTTATAAAACTTAAAGATATTATGTCATATAAGCAATATAAATTTACTAGTTTTTTATATAATGGAAAATACTCTATGTCTTCTATACTACTTTTATTTAAACCAAATCTTCTTTTTAAATAAACAGATTTTTCTTGAATTAATTTTTTAAATTGTTCATCTGTTTTGTTAGAAAATTCTAAACTTGTATCTTTTAGAAATTCTTTTAAATCTTTTATATTACTCCAATAGAATCTAGGTATTTCTTTAATTATATAATGAGTATTACCTATTTTTATTTTATAAATAACATTAGTTTTTCTTCTTATTTCATGTTTTTTTTCAATGTTTATTTTTGTTTTCTTATAAGGAAAATCTGGATAAATTTCATTAGTATATTGTTCTACGATGATTGAAAATGGTTTTATTTCTTTATTTATTTTTATTCCATTATTATTTATATTTAAATTTATAGTTTCTTCTAAATTTTCAATTAAAATAATGTCATCATTTAACATAATTCTATATTTCTTATCAACTTCATAAAATTCTTCTTCGAATTCTATTTCTTTAATTTTGTTTTCTCCGCCAGCGGAATTATTATTTTCATCATTTTCATTTTTATCCAAATCTTCATTAAAAAGATAATTTATATTATTAACTTTCAAAGTATAATTTTCAGAAAAATTACCTTCAATTTCAACTTCTTTTTCATCAATTATTTTAATAAGAAATTTACTAGTTACAATTTTTCCATTTTTATAAAATAAAAAAAAATTTGTTATTAAAGGATTTTCATTTTCATCTAATTTATATATAAGTTTTTTTTTATTCCATTGAACTTTGTTATTCATAGAATCACCTATTTTTTAGAAGTTTTTTTAGATTTTTTTTCAACTTTTTCTTCTTCGATAGGTTGTTTTTCTTCTGTATCTTCAGTTTTTTCTGTTTCTTCAATTTTGTTATTTTTTTCTTCAAATAATTCTTTTAGTTGTTCATTGATAACTTCATCTTCGTTTTTTTCTTCAACGATTTCTTTTCCATTTTCATCAAGTTCAACAACTTTTACATATTTATTTTCAATAAATTTATGAAGTTTTAAAATATTTTCTTCTGTTGCTTCAACAAAATTATTTTCAGAATTAAGTAAAATTCCGTTTTGTGATAAATAATGAACTCCATATAATTTAATAACTTTCATTTATTCCTCCAATTTTGAAATAGGCAGGAGAAATTACCTGCCTATTCAATTTATTTATTAGTTAAAAACTTCATTTCTCTTTAAAGTAATAATTGGTTGATTTGCATTTGGATCGTAAACATCGTCAGTTACAGTAATATTTCTAAAAGCAAATACACCGTGATTTTTATCTAAAACAAATCCATATCTTTCCTTTAATTTTATTTTTGTAACGTCAACTAATTTATCTTCTATTCTATCAACAGTTATTCCTTTTCCATCATGAACATAACTTAATGATCTTGAAGAATCACATAATAGAATATCAGTACAATTTTCAGAAACTGATGTATATTGAGCAACAGGTGCAGTTGTAAATCTAGTAGCTGGAGAATAAACTGTTGAACCTTTTGTAAAATAAGAAACTAATGGAGTTACAATTATATTTAAATTTTTGTTTTTTATAATTTGTGGAACTTCCATTTTTTCTGTTTTATAAACAGCTTTTCCAACATTATGATTCCATTTTGTAACAGCATTTTGATAAATTGTTTCCATCTTTGCTGGTATCATAAATCTTATATTTGCAGTTTCTTTTAAATATTCTCTAATATTTGGTTCTTTGTAAATTACATTCCAAGCTAATGGGTGCAAGAAAATTACATCTATATTAAAATGAGAATTTTGTGCTTGATATAAGAATTTTTCTAAATCTCCAAGTAATAATGTACCATTTTGTTGAATTGGATTTTGAAAACTTCTTCCAGATGGTTTCATTTTTGGAGTTGAAGATAAAGCGTCTAATGCTGTAGTTGCATGAGCTTCTAAAAGTCTAATTGCTTCTAATGATTTGTATCTTTTCATATCATTTATTGCAGCAGACAATAAAGTATTTATTAATGCTAAACCATTTCTGTCCAAAGCTTCTTGTGAATAAGCAACCATAACTCCAACTTTACCTTTTGAAGTTTTAACGAAATCTTCTGTTGATTCTAAATTAATTGTTTTAAATTCTCCGCCTTCAGCAACTCTAGCTGTTGCAGGAGAACCTTCCTCACCAATTACTACTGTATAAAATACAGTTGAATCTTCTAAAGGCATATCTTTAGAAACATATTGCCAAGCTTCAAAATCATTATATTGTATTTTTGTAACAACTCTGTTTAATATTTGTTGTGAAAAAACACCTAATGAACTTGCAGAAAAATCTTTTATAGATTTTCCAGTCTTTTCACTATAATCTTTAATTGTTTTTTCTATTTCTAATGATAAATCTCTCATTGAAAAATTCTTTTGAGTTTGTACATCAAAACCATTATTTATAATTATTTCTGAAAAATCTTCTATTCTTTTTACAAATTCTAAACTATCTTCCGCATTATCTTTAAATAATTTATCATCAACTATTGCTCTTTCTTTATTTAATGAAAGGAATGATTGTAAAGAATCTTTTATTTGTTCTTTATCGTATTCTACGAATCTTTTTGCCATTGATTAATATACCTCCGTTACATAGTTACATAAAATTCAACTATTTTCTTTTCGTAATTACTATTTTTGTAAACTGATTCAAATGAATTATATACGTTTCTACTTAAACCAGCTGTGCTTTTACCAGCTATTTCAAAATCAAAACAACTACCATTTGTGTAAATCATATTGTCATATGAATTACCAGGTAAAATTGAACTAACTCTACCAATTATTTGTGTTGGATCATCTGTTTTTACAAAAACTACAGGCATTCCAGCATAATACGCTTTTGTTTTAGGACAATCAGTTTTTGTTTCTCCAAATAATACTGGTAAAGTATCGTCACCAATAGAAGTAGTAATTTCAGTTGTAGTTATTGGTCTTAATAATTGTCCTGGTTTAAATTCAAATAAACTTTTTGTAGCACCATCATTTTTATAAGCATATCCTCTTTCAAATAATGCTTCTGCTTGATAAACAGTAGGTGTTATTCCGTGTAAATCATCCATATTATTTGCTGTAGAAACAGCACCTTCAGCATTTTTTCCACCATTAAAATATTGTTTTAAATGTTCAGTACTTCTTAAACAAGCACCTATTACTCCATAAGGAGCTAATGTACCATCAGCTGGTACTAAAAAACCATTGTCATTAATAGCAACTGCTATTGATGGAGAAGTTACTAATTTTAATCCATCAGGCATTACTCCCCTTATATAAAAAACTTCTTTTAAACTTGGGTCTGCCATAGGTGTTCCTAAACCAGAAGTTATAACTGATTTGGCTGTTCCTTTATAACCAATTGGTTCACTTAAAGCTCTATTTGTAAACATTTATTACCTCCATTAATTATTAAGTAACATAGCCATAACTTCATCATTTTCTTTTGAAGTTTGACCATCATTATCTTTTAATTGTGCTTTATAATCTTTCATTTCATTTTCAACATTTTCTTTATTTGTTTTAGGTTTGTTATCTTTTAAATCTTTTTCATCTGGATTTTTATTATCGTCAACATGTTGAATTTTTTGATTTTGTTGTTCGTTATTATTTTCTTGTTTTTGATGTTTGTTATCTTTCATTTCAGTTTCTGTTTGCTCTGTTTGTTCTGGCTGTTCTAAAGTTACAGTAGCAACATATGGTTTTAATTTAGCAACAGAATCTTCTATAACTTTCATTTTTTCATTAGTACTATCTTGTAAGATATTTATAATATTCATAAAATCTTCTATTTTATCTTCTTCTAACGAATTAAAAAATGTTTCTATTTTTTCAGTCATTTCATCTTTTAATGTCCAAACATTTTTCATATCCTTTAAAAGTGATTTTCTTAGTAAATCTTTTAACATTGTTGAATCACCCTTGTTATCTTTTATATTATTGTTGTTTTTACTATCTTTACATTGATTTTCTTGATTGTCAATTTGTGCTTGATTTTTAATATTTTTATTGTCAGAAGTAGGAACAGTATTGTTTTCTTCTTTTTTTTCTGGAACATAAATAATAGAAGTATCATTAGCTGGAATATTCACTATTGAAATTTCTTCAGCAATAAAAGGACCCATTACTTTTGGTATACATTCAGTTTCAACATCATTTACTTTATAAGTTGAACCAGCACGATGAGAACATTTAAAAAATGTTTCTCCACAAATATTACAAATAATATCAAAACAAGTAATTC